TCTTTACTATTCCAAGCGCCCCCTGATCAGGAAGCAACTCACCCACTGTGTCAAGCACGTTCGGGGCTTTGCTCTTGAGCCAAGCACCCAGTTTAGTATTTTTAATTTTTTTCTTTTCTGACATTACTTTGGTTCTGTTAAGTTAGGTTTTTCTCCCCTATAAATCCTTGTGTAGTTGGCTACCCCAAGGCGTGCTTCTTTAGCGATCTTGAAGATGTCTTCTTTTGGCACACCATTTCTCTCTGCAGCGTGCATCAGCTCCGCCACCTCTTGCTCCTTGATAAACAACTGTTCATTTGCTCTGTTTACGTCTTCGTATCTAATGTTTCTTGCAGAAATGAGGTCCTTTTGAAGGTCTCTTAACCTGTACCCAAGCTGCTCTCTGACATCAATACGGTAAGGCTTCAGTCCAGTAAGCTGACCAACGAGCTCAACAAGTTTATCGTCAGAGTTATAAATTTTTCTAATTGATTTGAAGGTGCCTGGCTCGATAGTTCCTTCATACAAGTACTTCAGTATATCCTTTCCTTGCTCCAAATAAGTGTCAGCCTCATTGTAGATCTTACCGCCAGTGTCTTTACGGTTGTAGGCGATGTTACCGAATCTTCTTGTTGCGATGTCCACACCAATGAAAGGCTCGACAATCTGAAACAAAGCATCACCAAAGGATTCACCTATACTTTCGCCTTCGATTATTGAGTTGGCAATTCTATCGAAGTTTCCATAGGGGTCAGATGATGAAACATCAATAAAGGCAAACTTACCATCCCCAAATCTAAGCATCAAAAGGTTAGCCTTCTGAGTCCAATCAGGGCTAAACAAACGGATGTCTTTACGCCTTTGTTTTTCTTCTTCTGAATCTGAAAACATACCCACCAAGCCCTGAGCCCCGACTCCTACAGCTACCCCAAAAGCTGCAATAACTGCTGATTTACCCGCCTGATAACTTGCCGCCCCTGCAAGCCTTTTAGCACCTATCTTTCTAATTTCAGGGTTGTCAGATGATGATTCTAAAAATCCTAGTTGAATAGTATTGTAAGCAACTCTATAGGATTCAGCCTGGAAAGAAACAAAGTTTCCGATCAAAGGATTTCTCCTAATCATCTTGATAGCCTCTGGAACCCTGCTGTAGGTGGGGTATGTGTTTTTAACGATAGCAGCGACGTACTCATTCAAGAAAGTTTCTTGTTCTGCCGTCATCAAATCAGACTTAGACTTTCCCAATAAAGCCTTTGCATATCTGCTTTTTTCAATCTCAAAAGCTACAATCTTAAAGAAATCGTCCTCCGCCTGATAAGCATCTTCAAAAAACTTTCCTGTTTCTCTCGCGGCTGAAAGCGTTTGATTCTTGAGTGTAAGCTTTTGATTGTTTAGCCTATTCTCCATAGCCACGGACATGTTCGCATCTTTAAACATGTCTCTGATTTCACCGATAGATGCGCTTTGCTTCACGATGCCGAGCTCAATGTACTCGTTCATCCTCTCGTTCAAAGCTTTGTTGTCCTTTCCCCTGAAGTCGTTTTTAATGGTTTTATAAGCATCATTCATGGCTGAGCCAAGATCTCCAACCTCAAATAGGTGGCCGTTGGCATACATAAATCCGAGGTTACCAAATACGTTCTTGCCGTGAGTCCCCAACGAAAGAATCGTCTTTGCATACTTAGTGCCGACAATAACCTTGAAGTAAGCATCCAAAAATGCACCAGTGTTTTCCTCTACTCTCTGGAACTCTTGAGCAATCTCTGGTGTAGTAAACATACCATCTAGTTCACTACCCGTACCCTCTATCTTATCTGTGAAGATGCCAGTGCTTTCAGATTGCAAGAATTTACCTGCCCCAAGCTTGGCTGTTTTGTTCAAAAACCTTTGTGCCTCTAAAGTAGCAGACATCCTTAGGACAGATTTGGCATAGTTTTGCACTGGGTTGGCATACTCGCCCATCAAAGCCCTAATTTGTTTTGGTATTTCTTGACGTTGTTCAAATATTTTCAAGTCCTTTCCCATCCCAGCCTGAGCGAAAGCTTTTACTTCACTAGGGTTTAGGTACTTATCTATTTCTGCTTGAACTAAAGACTCAAGGAAAGCATCTCTGTCCAGACCCTGGACATTTGCATCCGTGTTTACAAGGCGATCTGCTTTTTCTGACAGCGATGGGCGGATAAAGTTCTTAGCCTGTTCGATTGTTTGATCTTCAACCTGTGACTTCCAGTTCTCTCTGTCATATACTTTGTAAGATCTAGTCAGATACTGACCAAGATTAGCTATCACCTTGTCAATCTGACTTGAGGGGACAAGTCCTTCATTAATCAACTCAATGCTCAGCCTGTCGATCTGATTTCTCAGTGAAATAGCAAGCTCTTGTGCCTCAGGTGTTAGTCTATTTAATCCCTCACCTCCTCTAATAGCATCATCAAAGTCAGCAGTAAAGGACTCCTTAGCTTGATCACCATCAACACCCTTAAGCAAACGGTTAAACTCAGCAATGCTCTGCTCTACAACGCTCAGCTCCTTGGCTATCAAAGCCTCTTTCTTTTCTTTGGCTTCAAAAACACTTTTTGGCAAGTGCCTTCTGGCTGAGAAGTACCTCTGCTTTGCATCGACAACTTTAGACTTCAACCCCTCGTCTTTGATAAACACTCCGTCATCTTTGAGCGCCTGAAGCCTTTGTTGTGGTGTCTGCTGGGGTGGGTCTGGCTGAGGTGCTTCTGTTTCGATTGAAGGCTGGTCCGTTTCTGCTGGTGTTTCTACAGCCTCTGGTTGAACTGGCGCTTCTTTAGGTTTACCCTCTTCTACCAGGTCCATCAGCTTGTCTCCGATAGTCTCACCAGCCATGGCGAACTGCTCATCAGCGGATGGTCGCAACACACCGTCAGCATCTCTATACACGTCTGTACCTTCCTTTACGTACACAGAGGTACCCTCAGGCCCAGATCCTCGCTCAATCTTTCTGTAGCGATCGCCGCTGCTAATATCCTTCACGAGATCGTACTCAGACAGGTCTAGCTTCTGGCTGGCAGGGGTTGGCTCTGGCTCAGGCTGTACAGGATCTGCTTGGGGTTGCTCTACAGCATCCTCTATCTCTTTCTTTATCGTAAACAGATTGTTTAACTCTGCTTTTTGGTTTGCTATCTGATCGGAGTTCAACTTAATTCCAGCAGCATCTTTTCCGCTCTTAAGAGTTTCTTTTAAGTTCGCTATCCTTCTGTTGATAGCAACCAGTTGATCTTTGCTTTCACCTTCAACAGCGTCATGTAAATCCCCTTCTTTCTTTAGCAGAGAATCAAACTTGTTCAAAGCTTCGTTCAGCTTTTTCTCTTTGGCCTTTCTTATATCTGGGTCGGCTTCATTGAAGTAAGAGCGAGACAGCTCTTGAACTTCTTTTTCTATCTCAGATCTTTCCTCTACAGTGGAGCTGTGACCTGCCTTCCTTGTGCTTGGAAGCAAGCTCGTAGCCATCGTAGCCCCTTTAACAGCAGAACCCGCTATCGTGCCTAAGAAGGCAGCATCCAAAGCTTGATAGAGATTGAAGTCTTGAGATTCCCTGCCATAAGAGAGATCAAATGCTTTGTCTTTGACTTGGTTTGCTACATCTACAAAGCCCTCTTCAACACCCTCGCCTAGTCCAGTTGTTACAAACCCTCTGAGAGCCTGCACAGCATCGCTAGCGCCCTCTGCCGCCTTGGGACTAATCTTCTTGGTCAATCCTGGCAAACCTACACCCAACTTCTGAGATATACCCGTGCTGGCCCCTTCAATAAATCCAGAGAGAATAGACCTTTGTTTTTTTTCTACATCAGAGAGGGAAGGGTCGTACCTTAAATTGGCTGCCTCTTGAGAAGCAGAGGTGATACCAGTAAATACAGGGCCAGCCCCTGGCACTAAGAAAGGGAGCAAGGTTCTCGGCGCATCAAAAGCTGCCGTCAAACCATCAGCAAAAAGCATCTTCAAACCATCGCTAAAGTTCCCCTGAAACAACAGCTCTGTAGCGTTCTTTTCTCGATTTTCTTCTGACACCCCCAGCTGATTCAAAGATACATCCCTTCTCAGCTTGTTGTCTCTGGCTATTTCATCGGAATCGGATATCAAATCCTTTTCAAACGGGCTGTCGTACAAGAATGCCTGAGTATCCTTATATGACTTTTCGTAATTAGACACAGCAGATTTAAAGCTGTTCTGAACTACGTTAAATACACCTAGCTTCTCTGCTTCTTTGTTTTCTCTTTCTAAAAAGAAGTTCTTGTAATCCTCATTTTGCTTCTGTTGTTTAGCGAACATATCACTAAACACTTGCGGATCGGCAACCGCAGTGCCCACAAAATCCTCACTTACACTGGAGGCCGAGGGTGTAGTCTTTGGAACCAACGGAGAAGTGTACTCCGTAAAGTCCATCTCCAAAGGAGAAACGAACTCTGACTCTTCTTTTTTTTTTACACCCCCAGAAAATCCTACCAAGGTTTTAAAGGCATCCATGTCCTTAGAATACCCATCAGACTGAGCAACGCCAAACATAGTGTTTACCGCACTCTCATTTTCAGACATTAAAACAGTAAAGTCCTCAAATGACTTTTGGTAACCGTCTCCTTGCGCTAAGCTGTACAGTACTTTTAGAGCCTCTTCGTTCATAACTTTGTTTTAAAAGTCTTTCATTGTGCCAGTAACCGCTGGTGCTTGAGTAGTAGTAGCTTGTGAAGCACCTGACTTCTCGTTCTCAAGGAACCAGTCTATGCTCAAGTCGGTATTCGCCCCGTAAGTGCTCTTGATTATTTGATCTAACTGCTTTAGAGTATTCAAATGAGCTGGGATATCAGGATTTAAAAGCACGTCAGGAATAGGTCGCTCACCTTTTTTCTCTAAGTTTTGTATATCCCTTAAAACCACTACTTTATTTCCTTGCGAATCCACTATCACGCCTATTGATCTTGGATTTGCTATTACACTGAAGGGTTCAAATATTGGCTCAGACGTTACTGAATCAGTCTTTCTTTCTCTTCTCATCTCTTCCTTAATGTAATCCGTAAGGTTTAGCCTCTGTTGGTTTGTAGATAGCTCACCTGTAGCCCAATAAGTGGCTTTTGGAACTTTTGCTGGCTCACCTTCACCAACAAGTATTGGTCGACCTTCTTTGTCAAATTCGCTAATCGTGAAATCAATGCCTTCAGGAATTAAAGAGTTTGGATCAGGTTCATAAACAGCCTCAAATGTAGAGGTGTTTTTTACAGATTGCGTAAGGTCAGCCTCTCCTTGAGCATCATCGTCTAGCGGCTCTACAAAAGACACCAGCTTAACAGCCTCATTAGCCATGAGTTCTTGTGGGGAAAGTCCATTTACTGCTGGGCTACTACCTTCTGAATAGTTTTTTATAGCACTATTGTTGGCGTTTTTAATACCATTCTGCGTAATAAGACGAACAGCTTCAGAGCTTGCGAGCTGTTTCATTTGTTTAACGGTGTACTCTCCAGTGTCTTTAAAGTTGTTTACAATTTTCTGAAGCTCAGTAGCCACCATGCCTGGCGTAACATCAGCATACTCTTCAAAATCTGGTTTATATAGCTGCTGCTGTGTGATACCAGGTGCCTGCATAATATCTCCACGCCCAACACCTTCGATTGGATTTCCAAAAGCATCTAAAAAAGTGCCAATAATTCTTCCGTCTATGACATCAAATTCTTCAAACCCACCTTTGTTAAAAATGCCTGTTTCTCTAATAAAATCTTGATCAGTGCTAACAAATCGTGCTATGTCTGTATCTATACTACCAGGCTCATTTAAGCCTTTACGCATTCTAACTCTATTCTCCTCTGCCGTATCAGCATAACTTTGAAAGAAATCCCCGTATTCAGTGACAGAGTCTGCCAATTTTAAAAACATAGGGTCACCATTTGTAGCAGCAACTCTTGCCTGTTCTATAAGCTTACTGTGTGCGGCTCGGTGCGTAGGAGACCAGTTATCTGTTTTGTATCCGTCAATTTGGGACAACCTTGCGTTCTGCTGTCTTCTCCTTTCAGCATCTCTGGCAACATCTAACCTGGCTTTTTGAGCCAAGAGAGGGCCTAGGTTTTGTGTACCCTGAGTTATCGCCTCACTAAATGTTTTGCTAGGCTGTAAAGGGGCTACGTAAGCTGGAACTGGACCGTTTGCCATTACGCTTCATTAAATTGTGGTTCCTCTAAAAACTTAGCGGCTTTATACAGGGCAAGCAGCTGCTCGTAAGTGGGCTCTTCTTTATTTACCATGGCATAAGCCTCTTGCAAACCTGACGACTGTTCTGGGTTGATGATGAACTCACCCCCCGTAGCCTCGGCTTCTTTTTCGCCAGTCTCTTCGTCTACGATAGCCTTCTTGTTGGTGCTGTGATCGAACTCTCCCTCTAGCTTTTGCACTGGAGGTTGCTTTGAGTCTTGCAATATTGCAATCATCACATCTTCTTTCATCTCTCCTCCGTGACCGTACTTTACCTTACCGCCTTCTTCGGCAAAACCTCCCGTAAATTCAATTACTGGACCTACATTTGGAATAAAGCCTGGAGGTGGAGGCGGTGGTGTGGTATTTGGAAAACTAAAAAATGATCCTGGTCCACCACCTATAGATGTACCATCAAGGCCAGAAGAAGCTAAAGCTGTACCAGTTTGAGTAAGACCTTGAACAAGGTTGGGTCCTATGCTTCCTCTTTGAGCCTCTAGCATAGCCAAGTTTTGTGCAGCCGTAGCCTCTGAGCCCATGGCTCTTTGCAGTTTGAGTTGCTCTAAGTTTCTCTGTAAATCTATGTTACCAGTCAAAGCAGCTTGTTCTAACCCAGCCAATCTCCCCTCTGCTGCTAGCTCTCTAGACAAATCGGCTTGCTGTGCAGCCGTAGTTGCCTGTTGAGTAGCCTGTGTGAGTCCTGGTACAGCCCCCATCAAAGCTCTAGGGTCAGTAGCTAAAGTTTCTAGCGCAGTAGCCTGCTGCGCAGCTATAGGTGACAAGTCTGTAGGGCGCATACCTGCCTTGGCCAGTTGCTTTTCTGCTTCAGAAACGGTGTACTTTACGTCAGCCAACGAGCCAAAAGCAGACTGAACGTCTTGCCTGGCTTGGTCTAAAAGAGGCTGCTGCGCGTCTTGTTGCTTTCTTATCCTCCCTCTATCGAGGAGACCCCCAATTCCCTGTATCGCTGCCTGTATGGCTAATAACTCTGCTCCTGTCATGATCTACAAATTTAAGCGTTTTGATTTAAACCCTTATCTAGCTTAGAAAAGGCGTATTCTGCGTTGATAGAGTGAAGCTCCAAGGGTTTCGAACTAGCAGATTCTAACCTAAGGTTTAGGTATGGACCCCTCATCTCATCACCGTTGATTTCAGCTGGAGAAACAGCAAAAAGGTTTGACGCTGTAGTAAGATACTGCTCAAAAGCTTGGAGGTATAATGTAATAAAACTAGAATCACCTAAGAAATTTGACGGGATAGGCAAACTTAAAGTCATAACTCCGTTACCAATAGAAACAATGCTTATATCAAGCCCCAATAATGAATTCTCTAGCACTACAAAAGGAGGGGTAGCACTAGAAAAAGAAGAAAGTGTTTGCAACTGACCTGACAAATCGGGATCATCAAAAGAAGCCAAGAGAATTATTGAGTTGCCAAAAGGAGCCGAAGGAAAAGAGTTTACCTCTATGGCATTTAGATTTACATCGACTAACACATTAGGGCTAGCTTCTAAAAGTATCTCTTGCAAAACCTCTGAAAACAGTCCGTCTACAGAGGTAGCGCCAGGTACAGGAACTATGTTAGCACTAGAGTTCAGCCTAGATCTTGGGACCTCTAAATACTTAAACCCTTCTTTGTCCTCAAGAATCTTAGATGTCAGCAAACTTTGCTGATTGTTTGAGTCGTCGTACTCTTCGTTAGTGCTAAATATGTATGACCAATTATTTCTGTTCGTCTCCAAAGAAACAGACTTAAATATCTTTACAGAGGACGGGTCATCATTAAAAGACAGCTCTATGCTAGACTTGTTTTTAACTCCATAGAAGTCATTTCTAGCTGAGTTCTTATCATGCAGCCACGCTGTGCCTACGTTGTCTTTAAACGACAGGATTTCGTCACCAGAAGAAGCGTAACACGTCGGGACAAACGAATACCTAGTCGTCCAAGCGCTTTGCCTTTCTGAGTAAGCAAACGTAGCTTCAAACCCGTTTGATGTTAAAGGTATCTCTGCCATGAATATTACAGATTAAAAGCTGGGTCACTTAAGCTGTACGAGGTTCCTTGCTCTTGCGTTCCAAATCCCCAAGTGCCTAACATATTTAACAAATCTGCGGCGCTAACTTGATTGTCTTCGTTAGAATCAGCTTTGGCAGCTAACTTAACGTAGCTAGCAAGATAGAAATACTGCCCTACAGTCATAGTCCCATCGTCTATCAACCACAATATTGTTTCTAAAGAAGACGGTCCAGCAGGAATTCCTCCTTGGTCTGGAGTTGGCGTGCTAGCAAAGGCAGGTTCGTCAGGATCGGTTGTTACTCCGAATACTTGAAGCATTTGAATTAAATCAAAAGTATTTACTGGTCCCTGTTCGTTTAGGTTAAGACTAAAGTTGTCATTGATTTGAGCTCTAAGCAGGTGGTACTCCCCTACTGTAAGTTCATTTTGAACAAACAAATAGTTTATGGCTCCATCAACACTTTTAAAGTAGTTTACCGTAGTTGGCTTTGGTTTACTTGGAGGTGGTGGGGTAGCTTTAGGTAGCGGAGGAGTGGATGTTGCTGGTATCAAACCAGAGAACATACCAGTGCCTTCAATGTACTCCTCTCCAAAATTTTCAGCGAACAGTAAAAAATCACCAACCGTATCAATCAGTTGGTTTCCATTTAAATCAAACCTAGCCATCTTTACGTTGGTTTGATTGTCCACTGCGCTCTCCATGAAGTTTCTTAAATCTAATAGCGTAGGCTCACCTGCGGTGCCTTGTAAGTCTTGTAGGTATTGGAATGCTAATTCTTTGCTCATGTCTTGGTCTGTTAAGTCAGTTCCATAAAAATCATTGTATGCTTGTGTAAACGGAGAAAGCGCTTCACCGTCAGAGTCATCTTCCGATCCGTCATCACCATTACCTTCATCTTCTGATTCTTTAAACAAAACGGTTAGTGGTAAATCTAGAATTGGTGTATCTGGGTCGTTGCTGTATATCTCTAAGAAACTATTTATTGGTCCATCTTCCTCTGGAGTTATGATAGAAATCAGTATTGTTTCTGATCCACTAGGCTGTATCACCATGGGATCGTCGGCGCTAACATTAGCGTTAGCAGATACCAACTCAAAGTTTATGGCCTCACCATCGTTTATGTCAAAGTCGGTTATAATCAGATTGGCTGATCCAGTATTAGATACTATTACCTGTTTTGGAGTAACAGTGTCTGTAAGGGTTAGCACTCCGAAATCTAAAACATCCGAAGGGTTTATTACTATGTTTGGCTCAAGCTCTTCTACGGGAGTTACATCATCTTCTTGCGTCTCTTGGACAACCTCTTGGACAAAGCTTGTGCTCCTTACGGGGATGTTTACAATGGACAACAAATATTCTTCTTTTAGAGTATCATAGCCCCCTACTACACGGACATTATCACCTACTTCTATGGCTTTTTGTAAAGAAGCTCTAATCAAAGAAGACATACCCTTCTCAGATATTTCTTCAACACCAGACTGCCTAGTAAATCTGTACACTTTAGAGAGCGATTTATTGCAGAAGTAAACTTGCTCACCTGAATCATAAACAGAAGAAGGGTCATCATCACATCCTGAAACACCAGGGTATGCTATAACTTCTCCAAGCACATTTAGTGAAGCTATAATCTGTTGATTGCCTGAAGCATCCGACAGCACATTTTTGTTTACAGGAACGATACTGACTTTTTCTTTTTGGATGACTACTATGTAATCGTTATGGTTCGCTATGTACTCTATATCTCCGTAACGATCTGATAAGTCTTTGAAGTTTGCTAGAGAAGAGTTAAAAGAAGAATACCTGATTCTAAATGATTCAGGGTTACTAGGGTCTGAATAAGTTATAGTAGCCTCCCTTTTAGTCTCTGCTGCATCTTCGAATATGACGTTTGGTCTACCTCTAGAAAAAGAATCTGATTTAAATAAATCTGTAGCGGACTGCGTTTCTAAGAATACATTCTTAAAGTTGGGCTGAGGTGCAGGATCTGCGCCGTCATCGTCGGGTATGATGTCTACATACTCTCCGTTTTCAAACTCTCTAATATTTGTAGCAACTGGTCTGAACCAGACATCGCCATTCTTTACTACAACAGGATTTACATCATGAACTAAGTTGCCAGAATTATTTTTTACAACTTTATAGTGATCACTTATCTCATAGTAAATCTGATCTTCTACATCTATAGACTTCTTTGGAGTGCGTATTTCTACAATACAGTTTTTTCCCCAGTTGTGAAGGTCTGACAATACATCGGCATGGCTAAATCCAAAAGCCTCTGGATTATCTTTTATCACCAGAAACTCCCCTTGTTGATTTTGTTCAGGGTTATTAGATAATGGATTGGTTTCATTTTGCCCGTCACCCAAAACAACTAAGTCAACTACATCAAACTCATAATCTTTATAGTTGATTCCCGCACCATCAAAGTAAGATATCACCCTTAGTTTATCGCCCTCTTCAAACTTATAAAGATTCAAGCCGCCCTCTTGAGTTCTTGCTCCAAAAGCATTCACATAAGAAACTGGGTGTCCTTGCAAATAATTTAAGGAAACGTATATGTTTTTATTAAAATCAGAAATCTGAACATTGTCTGGATTTCCACCAACAAAAGCGCCACCTGCACTGTACTGCACGAAGTCTTGAACCGTGCTGTTTTCTCCGTAAACTATTTTGTAGCTATGAGCCCAATCGGGAGGCGTACCAGTAAGTTGTAGGGATACTTCTACTGCACCTTTTCCGTCATTGCCCAGCCCTCTCTCTTCATTTGTATATCCCTCAACAAACGCGGTAGTTAAGTAGTCTACAAATCCGTGCCTACCCCTTTCATCATAATAAACAATACCGAAGTCGTGGCTAGCCTCCGTTTTAAAAGACTCCACACCACCAAAATCAAAAGATCCGCTAGCAAAGTTTACAGTTTTATTTAGTTCTACCGAGGATTGCTGTCTTGAAAAGTCTACGCTGTCAGAAGTTAAAGATGTGCCGTTTGCTGCCGCCTCTGGCAACTGATGGATATAATCAGTAGTCTCATCAAAGACCCTTTTCAAAAACGGGAGCGTTGTTGCGACTGAATCAATAGACTCAAGGTCAGCTCCATCTGGATCTATATTGGGAGGACCAGAAGGAGGAATAACAGACTGTATTTGACCAGTTGGTCTTAGACGCCCACCATAAAAAACAGTGTTTTCGTATTTATACTCTTCAACAAATGGAAGTAAATAATCTGGAGCATCATCATAAACAGGACCAAGAGCTAATTTTTCATAAGGGTTCACAGTAACAGAACCCTGAGCGCTCATTTTCAAACGGTCATAGTCATTTTCGCTGTCAAAAGACCTAGCGGGTCCACCGCCTGGGCCTCCCTCTCCATCAGCAATAATTCCTATAGGATTAACAATTAAATCAGCACCTAAATTAAGTCCCTGCACAAGAACATTTTGAAAAGTAAAACCCCCAGTCACGTTATAACCACTTGGGGGAGCAGGATAGCTGTGAAAAATATATTGAGGCCCATTGATAGGAAATACAGAGCCTCCTGTATAATCTGTTTGATTGCCACTACCTGAAAGATATCCAATTTGATGTCCATACCCTTTAGTAACTCTAGATTCTGAGTTATCTCCGTAGGGATTATTAGCAAACCCATGAATTTGATCAGAGCCTATACCTACAGAATCTAACCAAGAATCTATGTTATATCCAAATTCTATTACATCTTCTTCAGATATGACAATCCAACTTAAAGCAGCAGCAGTTTGAGTGTCAGGAGCCGTATCATGCAAACAAGTCAAAGGCTCTACATCACTAAAATCAACCAAATGCAACATGAAGTGCGATGAAGTTGACGAATCATAATTAAAGTAAGAGTCTCCAGAGAAAAAATCATCGCTACCTTCAGAGTAAGCATCTGTAAGTGCCTGAGAGTTTTCTGAGAGCATCCAAGTAGCCTTGCCTTTATTAAAAATAAAGTAACCAACAGGCACCCCGCTTTCTTGGCTTGTAGGTGATCCCGCAATATCCCCATAAACAGCATTGATTAGCTTATTTCTACTGTCGTTATCTGCATCTTCTTTACCCACGTAGGGTTGTGATATTAAATCACCACTAGACAATCCCAAATCAAAAGAATAAGAAGGCGTGCAGTTATTTTCTAGTATTGTTATACCAAAACCTGGTATTTCAAAAGGCTCAACAGTTGTGTTGAAAGTAGCAGAGGGTATGTTTTTGTTTATAAAGGCTTCTCTAACAGCTAAATTTAACGCTGATTGAGCATTAGACAAATCCTGAGTTATTTCCAAGCTGGTAGAAAAAGTAATTGATTTGCCCTTAATAATAATCGGATGAGCAGCACTGCTTCCAACGACAGCGTTGTGTTGCTCTACCATCGCAACACCTTCAATACTACTAGGACCTGTATACTTCCAATAATTACTGAGGAGATAATTATAGTTGTTTGCCCCGCTTGAACCACCAGCAAAACCAGAACCGTCGCCAAATATTTCACCGTCATCAAAAGCGCCTACCCCTGATTCTGTTTGACTTAGTGCATTTCCTTGGTTAGCATTAACGCCGCTAAATAAACCCTCGTCATTAGAGGATACTAGTTGCGGGCCTACCTGCCGAGTTTGACTGACCCCTCCTCCTTTGGTGTGAAAGAAGTGAAAGTTTGTGTCAGGAGTTAGAGTGACAGAAACATTTACGATTGTATCCGCTGGAAGAGAGTCAGGCATCTCTTGAAAATCCATAAAGAATGACACGCCCTGCCCAAACTTTGGGCTAAAAATAGAAGGCACAACATTTATTGTGTACGTAATAAAGTCTTCTGGTCGATTCTTATAGATTACAGTAGCTATGGCTGTAGTAGTAGACTTGTTAAAACCGTCTACATAGTTTCCGTACATCAGCCTGTTTGAAGAAACTGTCTGAGCTACAGCGCTACGCGGAATAGAATCAAACTGCTTGTTTACTTCATTTGTACTTACACCTTTAAGTATTCTGTCGTTAAAGAAATTGTACGATGTGACTCCTGCGTCTAGTTCGTCTATAATTAAAAAGCTACCGTCGTTTCCCTCTCTACAAAGCAATCTTACCTTTTCTATCTCTGGACCTTGACTAGGTATAGTAAGAACGCACTTGTTGAAATCTGAATGGTTTACGTATGTCTGGGACCCTTGATCTAAGATGCTAGGTGGGAAAGCCACGTCAGAATAAGATGAAATAGCGCTTTCTGCTCCGTCTTTATAAATAGTTTGGTATGCAAACTGAAACCCTCTAGTTCTCTCAAAGTTACTAGTAGAGCGGTCTGGTTCATTCTGAAACACAAACTCGATAGGAACGAGCGGAGTTTTAGGACACGCTGTTATAAAGTCAGCCTCTGCATAAATATCCGAACCGTTAATTTGTTGACCTTCAGATTCTACAAAGGCCCTGTATGCATTTATTTTTCTTGGTTCGTTTACACCATCAGTAAAGTATAGAATTACATCCTTATCTAAATCTTCATCCTCAAAGCTTCTAGATGCATTGCTGTATACGATATCGCCCTTGACAAATCCATTTTGAGGGAAATTAAACTGAGCACTTCGATAGATAAGTCTCAACACAGGGTTGCCTGTGCTTTCACCTCCAAACGCAGTTGATAGGATATCTTTTTTATCGTAAGCCCAAACACCATGTTTGTCGGCATTTACGCTGTAGACAAAGAGATAAGTAATGTCAGTCCTTACATCCTCAACCGATCCTAAAACCCTAGCGTCTGATGGAAGACTTTCCTCAGGATATGCATCTACAGCTACGTTACCGCGTATGTTTTTCAAGACGTCTTTACCTGCATCTAGCTTCTTGCCAGTAGCGTCGAAACCTTCGTTGTCAGGACCTGAATAAAGATTTAAGGCATCCGACATGGACACCTTATTCACGGTCTTATTGTCAGCATCTGAGTTTAAGACCCTAGGTATTCTTTTATCTATAGCCATCAGTACTTAGGCGCTTGCATAAAGTTCTTTCGAATAGTCTTTAGGGCTTCATCTTTTGTGAAGTTGCTGAGTCGTGCGTTCGCCTTTCTTCTTTCGTTGTAAAACTCAGCCCTAGCTCTAGCCTTCTCGTTGGCTGGCACAGAGGATTTACGCTCAATAATTTTGTAGTAGATATAGGAGCGCAATGCTTCTTCAGCATACACATGTACTTCAGGGTCAGTTGACCTAGCTTCATCTGCAATGTACTCAATCACTACATCGCCAAACCCATTGTTGGTTTCAATCTCTATCCTATTCTGGTCTAAGTTTAGTCTGTACTCTCCCGCTAAGTGTCCCCCTCCAGCACCGTACAGCCTACCCGCACCGCCCTGGTATATGTAATTTTCGAAAACGTACTGACCAAAATCGTTATCAGAACCAGAGCTATTATCCGTAGCGGTCTTATCGTCCTCTCTATTATCAATAAAGTTATCTTCAATGTTTAGTGGATCACTAGCACTATCTGTAGCAACATTGGGGCTGCTTATCTTTCTAGAGTAGTTTATGTTTTTGTTTTGCGCAAAAACTCTAACTATACCGTCAGAGTCAATGATGCCAATCTTAATCAAATCAACAAAGTCCTGCGGAAGAATTATCGTATTGTTTGACTGTATAGTCCGCTTCAGTGACTTTACCTTTTTACCAAGATCAAAACCAATCTCGCGTATACCTCTCAACGCAAAGTTTCTTATAGCGGTGTCAGAAGCATTGCTAGCATAGTCGTCTCCGTCAAGAGTAATAATGAAATCTCTTATGATTTCGCTGAGTTTTACCTTATTAAATGCCATTATTCAGATGCTTCTTCTTGTGATGCAAACACAGATACCTGCGTTTCTCTCAACCTAATTCCAATCAACTTAGCCAACTCCATCACCACCTCTGTCAAATAGTGAGGCGGCAACATGAAGTTTCTAGAGCCTTGAGCATTAAATACTTCTAAAGATTCGCCGTTGTAACTTGCTGTCCTGAAGTCGTAGTACGGTGCGTCAGGTAAGATGTTGCCTTCGCTATCAAACGAAGTAGGTTTAGCGTAGTAATTTAAGTAAACAACGGGTATTGTAGGGGGAAATATTTCTATGTCTACAGCAGAAATTAACGCTACTGGAAAGCTCTCTGTGGGGTAAGAAAGATTACTACCTACTATTCTGTCAATCTTCTCAGGATCGTACACTAGCTCACAGTTAACTAAATCTTGATTGGCGTTTGTAGCGCCTTGAGGGTCGAACAAAGAACCTGCGTATATAGATACTATCTTAGATAAATCAGACGGTTTTTCTAGCAAGCCGTTGTTGTATTCTAAATCCAACAAAGCAGCCTTCCTTCTCAAGTAAAAGGCTAAGTCCTCTTGCTTTTGTTTTCTTACAGACTTGTCTCTACCAGGCTCAAAATTCTGTCGGCTCAAGCGTTTAGCCGTCACAAGCTCAGCAAACATTTCATTGTAGATATTCATCTGAGCCAGTGCTGCAAATGAATTGAATACTTGAGGTGTAATGAAACCTTTTTGCTCTTTGTTAGCGAGGTCCCTTAGAGCTGTATATACTTGTAATACGCTTACCATAATACAAATATACTAAAAACAAATAGGGTGTAATTAGTAGCTAATTCTCGCAGAGGTAGCTACCCTCGTGGTAGATTTAGTTGATGTACCTGTAAGCTTGCTTCTCTTTCCACCATACAAAGAGTATAGCTGAGCGGCTAAGTTTGCAGCTTCACTAGCTCCGATGTCAGAATTTATAACTCCAAACCTGTAAAGCTGCACCCGCTGTGTGCTTTGAGCACCCCCAACCTCTCCTATAGAGCCCAAAACTAAATCGCCATCTGTTCTAGAGTCAGAATTATTAGTAAGCTCAGGATCTATCTCAAGTGTTTTTGCAGGTAGCTTGCCAATAATGTCTCCATTCCTGTTATGAAGAAACATATTGCCAAGTATATCTCTACGAATAATGAAGACATGATTTGCATCATACCCTTTGGCATCTGGGTCGGGATCGGGGAATGCAAAAGATTTAGTTCCGTCCTCTGTGGATGTGGTGTCTACAAAGGCTGGATAGCCAGTCAGAATAGTATCGTTAGCAATAGCAGCAGAATCTGTTTTAGTATGCCTTACAGCAAATACATTTTTGCTTTGACGCATAGTGTTGCTTCCGTCAAACTTGCCGTTATCAGAGGGGACGGCTCCAAAACCAAACCCGCCACCACCAACATCACCATATAAAGCTCCAATGCCATACGTAGCGCTGCCAGCAAGACCGTTTAAATTTACAGCCACATAGATGGTGTAATCTTGCTTTATCTCAAAAACATTGTCTAAATTAAATGCATTAGAAGTTCCAATATTAACTGCTGGCTTAATCAAGGTGTCGTCACCACCGCTCGCAAGTTGAGTCCTAGTGCTGCCCGTCTGCTGAGAAAGATTGTGATCTAAGCCTGCTGTGCCTGAGTTTTTCCAAGAAGTATTAGCTGTGTTGTGAGTTTGAACCAAGTTTTCATGATTGTAATCAATCACTGGAAGCTCGTTAAAGAAGATCTCAGCTATTGTGTTCTGGAACTCTCTTTCTTGCCTTCCAACAGAAGGCCGCTTGTTTATCGTCTTCACAGGGGCAGAAGAAATCGCAGGCAAGACATCATTAACGTCTTCAACAACAGCTTCTCTAAATGTAGATTCACTAGACACTACATCAAACTTCATGATGTTTTTAGGAGTGTTCCTAGACATAAAGTTTATGATGCTTTCTATTAGGCTTGCTTCTTCACCCTGATTGCAAGAAACAGTTATAGTTGTTTTGAGCAATGACTCTCCCTCTTCTAAGGCAGCTTCATCAAAACCGTTGCAGTCCTTAAACGTAAACTTGACCCTTCCGAGTTCCGAAGTAATGAACGTCAAATTTTCGGACGGTATTGCTATGGTGCTTATACCAACACCAGTATCTGAAAATGAAGCGCTAGTTGGAGACTCTATCTCTCTACGGAAAAAGAAGAACTTTCTGTCCATGAAACAAATATACGAAACAAAAAAGCCACCCGAAGGTGGCCTTTCTTTATGCTAGCTTGTCTAGCCTTTCCTCTAAGGCGGAAAGCACTGATGATCCTTTCTCTGTCAGACAGAATCTAACCATCACGTCTACGGGGTCTTGACCCACAGGGACAGAGACAATTAGGCTGTTGGAATCAAACCAATATACCCCGTTAGATTTTACATTAATGATTTGATAATTCTTTGATTGAACTACCAAGGATCGTGCTTGCACGTGCGGAGAATCAAAGGCTTGAATAAATTCTTGCGGTTTTGTTTTAGCAATACGCAACAGGTTGTATCTAATCTCTGATACAGGGGTATTGATGTTGATGTTAAAGTACATCGCTATTGGCAAGAGGTCGTTGATATCTTTATCTCTTACAAGCGCCACTGCATCTGTAGTTAAGAACTCTTTTTGCAGCTCCATTTCAGCGTCTTTCTTTTTGTTCACCTCTCTAAAAACTGTTCCTCCATTAGCTTTATTTTGTGGGTGAAGCTCTAAAAACTTACGAAGGTTAGGTTTTTCTTTAGGAACAAATATTCTCCCCTCTCTAAAGGCTACAGATTCGCGCTTAGCGTTTTCAGACTGTTGATCTCTAAATATAGATTGTTCGTTAGGACAGTATCTAATTTCCCTAACAGAGTCAGAATCACTATCGTAGATAGTCACGCCTTTTTGTGGTAGCATGTAAACTATTCCTCCACCTTTGATAATCTCGTATTCTTTGTGCTGAAGCACTTGCTCTTTTCTCTTGATAGAGCGCTTCTTTTTTGCAGGGGCAGCAGGTTCTACTGCCTGTGCGGGTGCCTGGGCTTTTTTAGGTCTCCCAGGAGACTTCTTAGTTTGTGTAGTCATATTAAATTGAATTAGTAAGGCAAATATAACTAAAATAAAAAAGGGGACCGAAGCCCCCTTTCTCATAGTAGTTTTTAATTATTAAGCTTGGTCAGCCTGAACTGTAAAGTCAGAAACCGCACTAATATCCCCTACAAGGTAATCACCTGTAACATCATCAGCCACGACCAAAAATGTTTGCTTTGATAAAGCAAACGCCTCGGCTAAGCCCTGCATTACAGCTTTTTGATTGTTTGTGCCTACTGTCAACGTAACGCTATCATTCTTTCCAAAAGCAGCATCATCATGAGATGCAAAACTATTGTGCTTTTGAGCAAAGAAAAGGGTCAAAGTAGTGTCACTTACAGACTCCATTCCTTTGAATGAAGAAAGCGGGTACACATTTGATCCGTCAGCAGCATCATCGTCATTACCAAGGGTGGCATCGCCACGAAAGTATAGATATTTTTCAGCCATATTTTCTAAGTATTTATCAGTTTAACAATTAGCCCTTAATGATAACGTGCTGGTTAGCAGCGCGAGTAACCAAAGCAATTTCAGAGCGGTAGTGGAACGTAGCAACGTCTCTACCAGCATCTCCGTTGTTTGTGTGACCCAAGACACCACCACCAGTTACCCAGTGCTCCATCTCACGAGAGTAGCCGTTTGCTTCTTTGTAGTACATAGCCAAAGCAGGAGCCTTGTATCCTGTACGTGGGTCAGTTACTTGGCTCATAGGAACCATGCAACCTTGCAAGAAGTTAGTGGCACCCAAAAGCGTAGGATCGTTCAACAGCTTGAAATCGTGCTTGTGGAAAGTATATCCACCACGAGTAAAGCTCTTGAATCCAAGCTTAACAGCCAAATCAGCGTCGTTGTTAAACGCACCAAACTGACCAGCCAAACCAGCAGTAACGCCAGTAGAAACACCAGAAGCGAGCATGTCATCAATAGCAAGGTCTTGCTTTCTGTTCAAGTACATAGCGTACTCAGAAGTAGCTCCGTTCTTGTCAAGTTCCAAGATGATATCATCGAACTCAGCAAAGCTGTCCAAAGGATTTGCGTTCGCATTAGATACGACAATGCCTCTAGATTCAACAGCAGAGATGTAACCCTCTGAACCGAGACCTGGAGATTGTGCATCGTTATATGCAGCAGAAGCAGCGTCACCGAAATCGTTGTCATTATTCTTCTCCGAGAACAACAACATCATTTCCCGACGATCCTCAAAGCGTCTACGAGCTTCTTGCTCACCGTACATGAACCAACGGAAGTCACCTCCACCCACATCGATGTAGCCAATGTTAGTTGCTTGTGAGCCATTTACTTGGAAACGGTCCTTTACAATCATGTAAGGGTTCTTACGTCTTACAACGTCAGCGTCAGTGAAGTGAGCTGGTTGCTCAGTTCCTTGTCCATAAGTGTTTCCAAGAACAATGAATTCTCTGTCTGTAGAACGAGAACCAGTTGCGGCCTCGCCATCAAGAGTTGCAAGCATGTATTCAGCAGCGGTAGTAGGAGAGGTAGTGTCCGCATCAATAACGATGTAGCGTCTTCCATCGTCTGAATCCATCAAAACATCGTTTGGACCAATCGGCAAGCCGTTAGTGCTATCAGCAGAAGCATGAAGTTCTACTTGGTCACCTGAAGCAGCATCATCAAGAGATCCAGTAATTGTTCTGTGTCGTCTTCCGACTTCGAAGTATTCAATCTGGTCGGCAGTTCCTCCAGAGTTGATTGCGCCAGTGAGCTTCAAGAAACCAGTGATGCCTTGATCACCGTAAGTTTCTACGAGCTGTGGCATGACATCGGGCTTGTTATGATCAAGCAGCGTGTCAATAGTTGTATATTTTTCGGGTGTCAGCCTAAGATTAGCGGGTGCGCCATCTACGCCTCCAGCCGCAGCAGCAGTAGTAGCCATAATTTTTACACTTTAAAAGTTAGTTTGCTAGACTGACCATTAATAATATTTTTTAGTTGGTCAGCTAACGGATTAGTTTGTTGGTTTTGATTCCCTTGTTGCGGAGTTTCAGTAGAGACATTGGCCGCTGTATCTACAAGCGTTTTTTGTCCGTCACCCAATCCTCTGGTGTAAGCAGACTTAACGATTCTGTCAATGTTGTCAATGACAGCCATGTGAGACGACAGCAAGTCGTAGTCCCAAGTACCGTCCTCACGAACGTAGGGATCAAAGAACTCGTCGAGACGAGCATTGCGATTCTTTAATTGACTTTTGTACTGATCGTCAAGACCGAATTCAAAAGTCTTCTCGTCACCAAGGTCAAACTCTAGACCCGTTAACGCATCAACTTCCTTGGACATTTCAGATATCCAGTTGTCGTCAATTATAGATTCTGGTTCGGATGCTGACTGTTCTTGTGGGGCAGGAGCAGAGTAGCTACCTCTGATATCTTCAATGCCCTTTCTAGCTTTGTCACCATCCATTTTCAACTGAAGCTTGCCAAGCGTAACCTCCTCTTCTGTATACATATCGGGGTCAAGCTTGTACTTGCTGTTGACTAAAAGATTGAGTTCATCATACGAAAGGTTTGGATACTCATTCGCCATTTGAATGCGAATAGCTGTCATATCATCCATACCCTCTGGATTCAATGACTGGTATCTAAACCAATCTTCTGGTGCGCGGCCCGTTTCCTCTACGAACTTTGCGATGGCCTCGATCCTCTCGTCTAAAGCTTTTGCTTCAGTCTGTTGAGTAACAGAGAGGTCATCAAGAGAAGCTACGTTTCTTCCAAGCTTATCGCTCAAGAAAGAAAAGACAGCAGACTCGATATCCTCTTCTGAATACTCAGGTTCTGTATATTGTTCAGTCTCAACAGTTTCTACTTGAGGCTGTACGGATTCTTCTACTACGGGAGCTGATTCCTGTACGGGTGGCTCCTCGGTAATTGGTTGTTCAACGGGCTGTTCTACGACAGCTTCTTGTTGTTCTACGGGTGCTTCAGTTGTAGTTTCTGAAGCTGAGTTCATAGATGCAGCAAGGTCCTCAGGATTACTGAAGACCTTCATTCCTGCAATCTCTTCGATTGGAGTTTGTTCCATTTTATTTAATTAAGTGTGTATTAGTATTCAAAGCCGAAGACAAAATCAACACTGTCTGCGGCGGTAAAATTTGGGGTTGTAGAAGCAACGGAGATTACAGCGCTAAAATAAATGGCATTTCCAGATTCAATACTGTTTAAAGGTAGCTCTAAACCTCCTGTTGGACTTGGATCATCTTCATCATAATACCTATCTGTAAATCTAACATTCAAGTTATCTAATTGATTTCCAGGAGATGAACCACTCATAACTACGACCCCGATAAATTGATTCGCCCTAAAGTTAGCAATGCTTATGTCAGCTGTTGCATTTGCCGTACCTAAGTTGTTTGTGTTTTTTTGAAAAAAATAAATAGACAGCGTTTCGTTATTAAGCTGATTTTCAGTATCAACAACAAACAAAGATGTTAATTTAGCACCCCGATTAGGAAGTTTTAATTCAGTGGGATTAAAAAGAACGTCCCCCTGTACAAATTGCTCTGCCGCAATACTTGGAGTTACAGTTACTGATTTGTATGCCATGTCTTATTTATTATCCGAGTTGAACTGCTGAGTTGTCGTTACCAAAGACGCCGTACTCAATGATTGAGTCAACCCTTGTGGCGATAGCTTCGTATGTTTTATCTGGAGCAATAGGAATAAAAGCAAACTCTCCACCGCCAATTTTGGCTACAAGCGCGGTGTTAGCTTCTGTTTCGTTCCTAACGTAGATGTAGTTCTCCAGCTCTGTTTCTAGATTTCTGATAAACAGATAGGCTCTGTCATTTTTCTGATTAGCCTTATACAATAGCTTATCGTCAGTATCAGCAGCTGTACCTTTTACTTTTGCCCTGATCAAACTGCCAGAGTCACAGCTAATAACTGAGTTGACCGTCAAGGCTAAATTGCTTGTCAGGACATCAGCGCTGTTTATGCTAAGAGCTGCTGTTACTGTTGCCATTATGCTTCAAAAATCAGTGCGTACTCAATAGTAAACGCTGTACTCACACTGGGTGTGATGCAAATGTCATTCGCTGCATCGTGCGCAGACCAAGGGATAAACATCCAATCCCCTGCATACAGTCTTCCGATTTCTTCTGGAGTACCACCAGAATCGCCAATAGAAATTGTAGCGAACTCTGTAGCTACAGTGCTAGTGTTCTTGATGTAAAGCTTGTGAGCCCTTGCAGCGGTGTAGTCGGTACCGTCAAATAAGTTGTACAGCGAAGTAGAAGTAGTTGTTTTTCTACCTACACCTGTAGTCTGATCTAAACCAGTAAGCGTTCCCGCCTTGGTGAGTGTCGCTGTAGTTGACAGCGCAAGAGCGTCACCAGTGAGGTCAGCGCTCGAAAGTGTAATTGTTGCAGTTGTTGTAGCCATAATTATTAGTTATATGAATGCAAATATAACGATTATTTTTTCTTCTTCTTTTTACCCTTTCCCGCTCTAATCTTAGCAGCCTCTCTTTTTCCAAAGTCACTTTTCACTCTAGCCATGGCCCAAGCGTGTTGAGATACTTTCGGCCTATTGCCAGAAGACATATAGGCAGCAAGACCTCTGCGATACACTTCTTTTTGTGCAGCGCTAAGGCCAGCCATCCCACCTTTTTTTAGCTTCTTGACTTTCATTACATTCCGAGCATCTTTTTGGCTTTAGCTCTTTGCGCTGGGTCTTTCAACAAAGCCCCCATCAAGCTGCCTCCGTCTTTGAATACTTTGCCGCCGTATACGTACATAGGCATTTTGTGCTTGCCACCGTGCTTCATCATGGGCATTTCTTTTTTCATCATGCCACCGCCTGGCATCTTCTTGACCTTCATCTTCCCGCCCATCATCATTTTTTTCTTACCGTGATCCATAGTTTTATTTTTTAAAAGTTTATATCTTATCTCTTTGCGCCATGAGCCTTTTGAGCCTTGCGGCTACAGCAGGGGGAAAGCCTTTCTTTTTTCTTTTGGCTTTTGTACCTCTGTGCTTTTTGTATATCTCGCTAATCTGTGACATCAGCTTCTTTCTTTTGCCCACGTCAGCGCTGCCACGAGTATACTTCGGGTTGAACTTCATCCCCTTTTTTGCTGATGGAGCAAGACTAGAAAGAAAAAATCTAGTTCCACCCCCTGGTAGATTTCGTATCTCAAAGTTTCGTGTTTCATTAAATCCCTTTACATCTAAAGCGTCTCGGCCAGCATCTCTATTTAAAACGCGAGCAAAAGCTTTTCTTGCCTGATCTCTAGGCATATCAAAATCAACGTAATCTTTGTTGTCAAAGTCTACATTTGCGCTCATTTTAATAGGCTTAATCTTCTTAGTTCTGCCTCCTTTTTCCATAGACTTAGGTTTCTTACCCGCCTTCTTCATGGCGATAGCAATCGCTGCTTGCTGTGCTGGATTCTTTGCCATCACTTCTTCTTTGGGTGGTCAGCCATCTTGAACGTAGCTTTCTTTACAGCACCAGGGTGTGGTACGTAATCACCTTTCATCAAATAATATCTTCCGCTTTCTTCCATCCAGTGAAAACCTTTGGGTGGGTCAATAGACATCTTTTTATTAGTGATGGTAAATTTACCACCTTTTTTATATCTCATAGTTTTCATCAGAACGAGCTCATTATGATTTCATCTATAGCACCCTGAACGTCTTTCTTAGTTGCATCTAAAGACATCATGATGTTAGCTTGAAATCTTTTTTCTTCTTTTCCTTCGTTAAATATAATAACAGTAGGAACAACAACTATGCTGTGCTCCTTCTGCATATCGGGGCGCTCAAGGATATCAACCCTAGCAAACTGACAGTCGCTAAGCTTGTCGATCCAATCCACACTATTCTGTGCGTTGAAAGCTGCGTTGAATTCTACCACGCAAATTCCTGACTCACAGACGTCTGATTCCTCAGCCGTTACAACAGCCACAAACGCAGTGGCCGACAATAAGGCAAATAATACAGTTGCAAGAGTTTTCATTCTTCATCGTAGTTTATCTATTTTCTCTTCGATACGCTTCATGTCCTCCTTGATCTCGGTCACGTCTTCTTGCGTGGACATAATCGTTTGTCGAATGAGTTGGTCTTTCATGTCAAATTCCATGCGGGTGATCTCTGGGTCTGGTGGCACAGGCAACTCCTTCGCTTCTGCAATGTCCGCCTGTAATACGAACCACATGCTGATCACGGCTGCCATGCCAGCGCCAATCCCTGCAAGCGTTTTGATGCTTACGTGAAATCCAGTATCCTCGTTCAGTTCTTTTGCCATATCAAATAATTACGTAGTTCACACCGACAGAGAAGTTGTGCCATTCCCTGTTCCAGTACTTATGGTATCTGCCTTCGAGGAACATCCCCAGGCTCTTGTTTAATTTCCATCCGAATATCAACCCGCCTGAGTAGTCAATCCACTGGTCGCCATCCAGGAAGTTTTGATAAGAGTATTCGCTGTCTGATTCCAAGTGATATGGCAATACGTTGGCCCAGCTGTGAAGCCAGAAGTCCTGCGTAAAGTGATAGAAGTCAAAGCCTGCGATCAGGGAGTAGTTCCACTGGCTGGGCAGTTCGTTTCGTTTACGAGCTGTGTAGTCGCTCAAAACTTGTGGTATTACCACAGACTCCCATACCTGTACGTTCTCTGCAACTACATCGCCGTCAGGGTTCAAGAACTCGCCAGAATCAAAGTCTACGCTGTAGCCTTCTTCGATAGCCAGCTGTGTGTAGTGAATGCTGTTGTTTGATAGCGTCCAGTCTGCGAGCGGGTTGTACCCGTATGGCTCGGACAGCCTTTGCACTACGCCGAGGTTGAGCGAAAGCTTCTTGCCTAGGTTCAGCCTGCCTCTCTGCGAGCCCTCGAAGTAGCTGACGTCTGCGAATCCGTCCTGCAAGTACTCTACTTTGGCAATCCAGTTCTTGGCTACGTATCTCAGGAAGTGGTCTTGGTTCAGGAACTGCACCCCCTGCTGTCTTTGGTACGATCCTTGGAACAGGAACTCAAAGCCCTTGACTTTTCCGATGGTGGCAGCATCGCTGTATGACTGCTCATTGCCGCTGTAGAAGTTGTTGGCTCTATTCTCGTATGAGAACCTGGCAATCTTTCTTACGCCTGCTGTGAGCGAGTAGTCGAAGGGAGTCTCAATGACGTCTACTTGCAATGGTCCATTAGCTACGGAGTATACATCTACGTCAGACACGGAGTTGTTTCCGCTGAAAGCTGTGTAGAACGTAGCGAACTTAAATGTCTTTTTCAAGAACTGAGCTTCAGCAGTAAAGCTGAACATCATGAAAACCAAAGCAAGAATCAACCTCATCTCTTCAAAATCTTTTTAGTCAGGATAACCTTACCCTCTACCATCCAGTCAACCAAGTACACGCCGTTCTCCAAGGAGTGCATGCCGATGACGGCTGAAGAAGTTCTCTCGATTACAACCTTTCCGTTCAGGTCTCTCACTCTACACAAGGAGCCAGGGAGAGTGGATACGTAGATCACGTCATCGAATGGGTTGGGGTATACGTTTAGGTCATTTACGCTGTACACTTCTGTGACAAAGTTTGTCGTGTACTCACAAGTACCATCGTCGTCAGTGGCTTCTTCGTTATAGTTGTCTGCCAGCGGATCTGTGCAACCAGGTATCTCAAGCTGGTCACAGATTCCGTCCTGGTCTGTATCGTATTCGCACTCCCCGTCGCAGTCGTAGTACAACTCTGGGTACTCACATCCCCCGTCATCCAATGCGGCTTCCACTGCGTAGTTACATGCCGTCTCGTCTGTGCATCCAGAGATACACCATGAGCTGGACAGGGTGGGCAATACCTCTACATACGTGTTGTTGTATGTCCACTCATCTATACCGAAGTCCAACCAGGAGAAAGGTGATGGTCCGTTTACATCTAGCAGATGCAGGCTCAATACCCCATCCACATAAATCCTGGGCCAGAACTGCACTGCGCTGTCCCCAGACTCAAGCGGGAGATAGCTCTGACCAGTAAAACAAACCGTGTCATTGGTTTGACCCAGCACTTGAAACTTAATACATAGCTCTGTGATATCGTCTGTCCCAAGGTTGGTCATGTATATGCTCGGCGCCAAATATGGACCGTATTCGTCGCAGCCTGTGTTGTAAAGAACGGTGTCAATCGCAAGATCAACGCTGAGCATCTCTTCACAAATGTGCTCGTCTGGGACGATCATTGTTGCGGAGTTGTTCAGTGTGTTAACCTCACCTACAGCATTGACAACCTCAATTGTGTATGGCTCACCGAACCCGTCGTAGTTCAACCATCCCAAGTAGTAATACCTAGATTCATTGGGGTCTAGCGACATGTCGAACAAGGTTGTGTCAGGACACACCTCAAGTCCGTTTTTCTCGTAACAGAAGTACTCGCACGTTTCGTCACCGATATTCGTAATCGTGAAGTGTACAGAAAAATAAGGGTTGGGACCAAGACATAGGCTGTCGGTATACAAGTCCTGAACGATCAGGTCTGGCTGAGCAGAGGCTGCGGTAGAAATTAGAGCCAGTGCGAGAGCTAAGTGTCTCATTGTTTAGATATGTTTTTTACGATGGATCTACCGTCATGCCTGATAACAACTTGATATAACCCCACTGGCATTCCAGACATATCAACTTCATTATCAGTAGTTTGGGGAACGACAAGCGCCCCGACAGAATTGTAAACTTCGATGGTTACAGGATTGCTAGACCTTACACTCAAGGTTCTAGCCACAGGGTTTGGGAACACCTTGATTTCAGAACCGAAGTAAGGAATGTCTGTCGCGGTCCCTTCTTCACAGTAACTGTACAGATTCACACAGGTGTCGTCCCACTCAGACTCGCAGCAGTAGGGGTCAACGTCAATCACCCACATGTAGCACTCGTCGTTCGCCCAGTATGGATCGCCTGGTTCCCCTACGCATCCAGCGTCATACAGGCAGGACTCATTGTCTGGTGTGTTTGCCTCTTCGTCGTAGTTGAAGGCGTTGATGTCTGTGCATCCTACGATCACAGGGACGCAGCTCTCGTTGTCAACATTCGCTTCTTCATTGTAGTTGAGCGCTTCGGGGTCGGTGCAACCGAACACCGCTAGAACCTCGCAGCTACCGTCATCAAAGTCTGCTTCGTAGCCTTGAGTGTAGTACTCCAAGTATCCAGCTTGTGTGCACCCCGCTGCGTAGTAACAGCTTTCGTCATCTGTATTTGCCTCCTCGTTGTAGTTCTGTGCATCTACGTCCAGGCAGCCGTAAATGTATGGTACACAGCTAGTTCCGCAGTACGGAGTAAAGTGGTACACGTTCCATTCTGGATCGCTGAACGGCTGAAGAGCACCCTGCCCGTTATCAAAAAATGGATTGTCCCCCTCGATCATCAGGGTATCTCCAGCCTCGTTGGTTATAGTAATAGAGTTGTGCAGCGTCTGAAACTCGGTCTCTTGTGGAGGCTGTTGCGGGCTGCCGATCTCGAAGTAGTATACGTCCACCTCTTCGTCAGAGTCCAGCACCAAGTCCCACGACTGGGAGAACTCGCCTGGGCCCACAGTAAAAATCCATTGCAGGTCCCCCTGCTTGATGCCTACGTGTGAATTACCCCATCCGTCACCAGCATCGTCCTCAAGCGTAATCGTTGTTACACAGGGGCTGTTCAGGTCGGAGATGGTAGCATCAGCATCGTAGTTGAAGGCTGTTGTGTCCATGCACCCCCAAGTGTGAAGCGTGATGCAGTCTCCTGGCTCCGTAGCGTCTGGGTTGTAGTCAACGTAATCGTCATCCATGCAGCCAACTACTGGAGGATCGACAGGGCAAGGGTCTACAAAGACGGCGCCTGAGTAGGCCACAGTTCCGCCGCCCTCTGCAAACGCGATGTCCTCAAGCTCCCACACAACAGAGTCATTGCATGCCGTGATGACTACGCCTCCGTCAGCAACACCACCCGTGGCGCTTCCGTTCAGGCCATCACCGTATGTGTCTGTTAGGATGAGCTCAAAGCCCAGCGACACACAGAAGTCATATGTGTAAGTAGCTAGCTGATCACCGAAGTTAAACTGTCCTGGAAGCACCTGCTCGTAGAACTGACCTACAGCCAAGTCAACCAGCGTAAACCCAGTCTCGTTGGGCCAGTTATCTAGCGTCAGCTCCATGGATACAAACGCCTCACCCTCTGGGCATTCGCTTACATTGCATGTGCCGTTATCCTCTGTAGCCCATGGGTTGTAGTTGTTGGATGATTCATCCATACACCCAGGGATCGGCAGCTCACAAGGCACGAGCGTAAACGGAATGTTGAGCTCAGACCCTCCGAAGTCGTACACAGCCGTGTCCAGTCCGCAGTTGTTGGTCAGGCTGAACCAGCCCTCACCAAAACCACAACAAATTCCGTCTCCAAACGAATCGTAAATCACGAACTCGTAATCGCCAGGAGGCAGAATCACCATGCTGTTGAAGAGATTGTTGCCGAAGTATCCACCAGGCGATGCAGCTACTACGGCTGGACCTGCTGGCAAGTTGGGATCGTATATCTCCCAATTAGTTTCATTACCATATTGGTCTGTAAAAACAGATACGTTTACCCAGCCAGGCTGAGCAAACGCATAAATCGGTAATAACAATAAAAACAGCGTAAGTCTTACCATTTCACTTTGTTTGCCCAGTATGCAGCACTGGATGGTCCCTTGGCAATGTTCTTTCTGTGTCGAGCCTTGAATGACTTGCGCTTCGCTTTCATGCGAGCGCTTTCTCCTGGCTTGGGCTTACCAGCGGTTTTAGCTCCCTTTTGACCAAAGCGAATGATCTTAATTTTACCACCTACTCGAACGGCAACAACGTGTGATTTCTTTCCGCCAGAAGTTCTCTTCGGCTTATTCAAGCCAGAAAGTCCGTAGCGTTTTAACTTTGCTTTTTCGCTTTTAGTCAAAGACATTTAGCAAAGATAATAAAAATAAAAAGTTATGATTTGACGCCATACTGGGCAGCACCGCCGTCTCGTATTGCAATAAATATTACACTAAAGCAGTGGGTTCGTTGGAATCATTCCAGTCGTCCCCATTCAACAGATTAATAATTTCTTCATGAGTATATGGCTGTGATTTTGTAGTCAAAGCCGCAACAGAAACGGGTTGGTCCCCTTCATATTTAACGAAGCTCTGCGTCTCTGCTAAGTTCTTTCTCAGCGTATCTGCTGATGTCTCCATGACTTCTGAGAAGTCGATAGTGTCTACCTCTGTGAGGTCAAATACTACGTATTTTCTATTATCGTGAGCCATCAGAGTCCGTGTTTTGTTTTACTTGCGTTATAATTTTGAAGAACCTCAGAGGCAGTTAGCTCTGCGTCGTACATAAGACATTCGCCTATTAAGCCGTCGTAAAAATAAAGCTGGTTGTCATCTGCTCCCTGACCAAAAGTTGCACCAGAATAGTTTACAGAATTACTTCCGCTTCCTGCATTAACAACTAATGAAGTCGTTTGGGCCACCCCATTAATGTATATCGTTCCACCAGATGCTGTTCTGCTTCCATCATGAGTAAAAGTAGCTTGCGCTGGATTTGCTGTCAAACCGCTAGCCCTCCAGTATTGAGAATGACTGTTATTGTGACGTGCCGCAGCCGTTACGCTGTAATTAGAGTTTGTAGTACTGTAACTTATGTACAAACCGACAAATGTGTAATCGCCATATCGCTCAAAAGAGCCAAAAAGACACTGCGATCCATTTTTTGAGTCGTGGTCATAGAATGCTGACCAAGTGTAAGAATCAGACAAGTCAACAGGAACCATAGTACTAGGAGTTGAATTTAAAGTACCTGTGTAGTCGTTCGTTCCATCAAATGCAACCCACACGCTACCGCCCGTTGGTTGTACTACGCCATTGCGATATGTTAAGTTATAACCGCCTGATCCTTGATCAACAAGCTGCGTAGAAGTTGCACCACCAGTCAAAGAAGCGTCGTAATGGTGAACAAGATTGGAAGTTACTATTCCTGACGGAGAAGCAGCAGGAACTGTGACACTAGAAAGTTTTGCTATGCTTGCTTTTGCTACATCATCAATCTTTGATACAGAAGAAAGTGCTATAGCGTTTACCTTACTTACAGACATTAGGCGGTAATCTCAATGAAGTCACTAGAAGGATTAAACCAAATCTGTCCGTTGGTTCCATCCAAACAATACCCAATAATTCTGACGATATCTCCATTACCAGATGGAGCTGTGTTTGTTACGTGACCTGCGGTAGTGCTTACATACAGTTCATCTCCAGTTGCTTCTGTCCCGTCAATAGCATTAGAGTCCATGGTGTATATACCTCTCAATAACATTCCATCCGTGTCTGAAGCTGTCCCCTGGGCTATAGCCAACAAACAAGGACCAGAAGTAGCAACTGCGTCAGCATCTGCTTGAGCCCAGTTTCCAGAAGAATTAAAATAGTAAAGATCCCCTCTGGTCATACTAGTAGTTCCACCAAAGAATACTACATCACCTTGACGACTATGATCAGTGTTTGATGTTTTAGTAAATTTATTTTCGGTAACGCTTAATCGAGGTGCAGTTACAGTGCCTGTAGAAGGATTGTACGTTAAATCTCCATCTGCCTCTAACCCCACGTTACCGCTTCCTGCTGCTCCAGCAACAAAGGTTATTACGTTTTCTTCGTCAGTGCTTTCATTGTCGGTTACTGTAACCGTAGTGGCAATAGCAGCCGTACCTGAAGTATTCTGGTTTCCTGCGCTATTTACACCTGGCAGGTCTATATTGCCAGTGCCGTCAAAACTAACACCTCCAATATTTCTAGCCGTAGCCAATGCTGTCGCAGTAGCAGCGTTACCAGAGGTATCCTGATTACCCCCACTATTTACACCTGGCAAGTCTATGTTGCCTGAGCCGTCAAAGCTAACACCCCCAATGTTTACAGCAGAAGCCAAAGCTGTCGCTGTATCAGCATTCCCCTCAAGAGCCCCGTCAAACTTAGTAGCTTCTATCTCACCCGAAGCCTTCATGGTGATTCCGTCACCTCCGCTAACCCTAAATATAATCTGGTTATCAGTGCTAAACTTGATTCTGTTATCGGCATCTCTACCGATCTCTAAGCTAGAGTTTACTACAGAGGTGATGCCTGTTTGTGCGGCCTCTACATTTAGGGTTACGCTACCCGAATCGCCACCACCAGAAAGACCAGTGCCTGCGGTAACACCCTCAATATCCCCGTCACCACTACCTCCACCACCTGCGGCAGCAATAGTAATTGCACCATCGGCGTTTGTAATGGTAATGTTACTACCAGCCGTAAGGGTGCCAACTGCTGGACCGCTACTACCGCCTATAAGTAACGACCCATTTGTAGTCATGGCCGCAGCAGCTAGCGTGTCTGTTCCGCTATCCTGCGTAATGATTACAGCTTTGTCTGTAAACGAAGTTGCGTTGGTTCCGCCCTTTGAAACTGGTACAGTATCAGTTAGGGTAGACCCAGCAGCGGGAACAGTAATTGCAGCGGTCCCGTCAAAATCCACCCCATTGATTGCTCTTGCCGTGGCAAGTGCTGTAGCTGTACCAGCGTTGCCTGACGTATTCAAGTCAGAGGCAACGACAAAATCCATATTGCCATTAGCGTCATCATACGTAACGGCAATGCCTGTTTTTGTTCCGCCAGTAGCGACTAAGGGTCCAGCTATATCTTGAACTTGCTCAGTAGAGAGCTGAGTATTAGTGTCTGTAGACGCTATCGTAATATTGTCTGCATCTGTGTGAGTCAGGGTTATATTAGATCCAGCTACAAACTTGATGTCGTCAGTTCCAGAACCCGCACCACCCGTAGTGTTTCTAAGAATGATGTCATTAGAGCTATCTACAAAAGATAGCGTGGTTGTGTTTTGAGTGTTGGTATCTGTAGTTTGGGCAACCCAGTCTAAGTTGCCGCTGCCGTCAGTCTTCAAAACTTGATTTGCACTTCCATCTGTGTTTGGAAGCGTCAAAGTGTAAGAAGCTCCTGCGGAGTGGGGCGGTCCCTTAATTACAATGCCATGAGTGTTCTGCTCACAGTTTAAAACAAACTGACCAGCACCCTTGTCAGAGTTGCCTTTAAATACAACCTTACCCGTGCCGTTAGGATCAAGATCTATGTCGCCGTTAGAAGTGCTAACAATATCATTTCCGTTTACATCAAGGTTGCCACCTAGCTGGGGCGATGTATCAGAAACAATGTTTGTTCCTCCATCAGCCCCATCATTACCCGCTGGGCCCTGGATTCCTTGCGGACCCTGAGCACCTGTAGCGCCTGTAGCGCCTGTGGCGCCAGTAGGACCTGCGGGGCCAGTTGCACCCGTGGCTCCTGTATCTCCAGTGTCGCCTTTGTCGCCCTTAATACCCTTTTCTGTAACCGTTACAGAGCTAGAGGTTGGAGCTGTAACTGTTACCGAAGTGCTACCTGATGCTGCTGTAACTGTTATAGCCATATTACCTAGAGATATCTTCGTTTACAGTAAATGAACCTCTAAGAATAGTTGTAACGACATCACCTACTTTTTGCTGGATATCGTAACTAAATATACCGACAGGAAGATTTGCCATCGTATCAGCAGATGCAGTAACTTTTACAGTTCCGCTATCAGTAATATCTGTAAACTCAAAGCCTGTGCTCAGCTTACCCTTTTGACTCTCGCTAAGTTGTTTAGCATCTGCTTGAGAAGACGACAAAGTGCTAGATGCAATAACTTCTCTCTCAGAGACCCCAGACCTAGTTCTTTGAGCAGATGTTTTCACATCCATCAAAAACTCATAACCCAAAGTAGATAACTGTAAAGCAGTGCCACTAGAGTCTTTTAAAGTCAACGTAAGAGAAAACGTATCACCTCTTCTGCAAGTAATATCTAATTGTTCTGCTACATCTAAGTTTACGCTACTTGCCATATCAACCTAATAGTGTGTTTGTAATATTTACTGGTATATCCGAGCCCTCCGTGATTTCACCTCTCTTTCCCTGACGTTGAGATATAAGCTTGCTCTGCTTCTCCGCCTGCTTATCTATCCTTTCGTCCTTTCTGTTCTCCTTGAGAACTTCGATCTTTTCTTTAAACTCTTGATCGTCAGTCTTGAATCCAAGAGTCGCCTGAGCTTTAATTATCTCAATCTCTTTTCTAAACTGATGACGTATCTGTTCAAGCTGCGACTCTAACTGAGTTTTAAGCTGCATCTTTTGAGCGTCTATCTCTGCCTCCATCTGCATCTCTTGCATCCTGGCTTGAGAAGCAGCCTGAGCAGAAGCCTGAGCTTGCTGAGCCTGGAACTGAGAATTTTGCGCAGCGATCTGTTGTTGAGAAGCGATTCTCTTTTTCCTTCGGATCACAAGCAAACGCTCAGCTTGATTCACATCCTTTATGTTGCGAATAGCTATAGCATCTTCTATGTCTATTTCTTTTTGCTGCAAAGAAATTTGTATGTTCTGCTCTAAGTATGCTTTGTCTTTGTCTTCCATTTCTTTGACTACCTGAACGCCGAAGTTGTACATCGGCAAGTTACTAAACGAAGAAAGGACAGACATGTTTTCTTTTCCAATAGCGTTCTCATAAACCCGATACAAGACAGACTCAGAAGGAAGTATCTGTATGCACTTCACTATGTCTTCGCACACATATTTAAACAACACCATAGAGGCATTAGTGATATCGTATATAGCATTGTTTCCAGCCGCTATAGCTTGTTGCTGAACACCCACAAGTGTATCACCCTTAGGGGTAGAAGCATCCATCATCTCATTAATGCCCGTAGTGTCACGAATCATGCGGAGGTAATGATTGTACAATCCAATCAATTCATTGATGTTGCGGATGCTGTTTCCGATTTCTCGTACAGGAGGATTCTGGAACCCACCTTCTGGGTTCTTGCTTCTGTAGTAGAAGACACCAGTCTGTTCGTAGATATCGTGAAGATCCAGAGGTTGCAACTCACCGCCCTTTCCAAGCTGTACGTTTTCTAAGCCCTCGATATCAATAATCAATCCGTCAGGCTTGGCCTTTGCAATAGCCTGCTGCAACTTCAAGTGAGTCAACTGCAACATATCAGCAAAACCCGTGCAACTATCTACCAAAGACTTTGGCATCATGTTGCGGATGTTTGTCGCAACTACAGAATAAGAAAGTCTGCACTTAGATATGTCATGAATATTCTTAGGGATATTCTTGCTCATCCCATAGTTGAATATCATATCAGCACCACCCAAAATGTAACTACCGCCATATACAGTGGCGATCTCCATCTTACTAGGCTTTCTTTGAAATACGCTCCCTTGTTTGGGCTCATAGTTGAAACCCTTCATAAAGAAGTTTACGTTTCCGAACCTGTTCTCCTTTTCCTCAAAATGAATGCAGTCAACAGAGATGAATTCAAAATCCAATATATTAACCATATACTCATCGTACCCATACTCCTGGCGCATAAGTCGATTGTTGTAAGAGGTCTTGTTTAATGCACTAGAATCATTACCGTACTTCCCGCTTACAGTCTTAGCTATCTTTTCAAAGTCGTGCTCTTCTAGTTCATGACCAGCTAACCTTTTTAGCTCTTGTATGGATACCGTCTTAATGTGACCAGCATAAATTAAATCCTGGAACGTAGGATCTTCTGTGTAGCTATGAATGAACTTGGTCGGGTCAACGTAATTAGTTTTGATTCCTTCGTTAGGATCATTGGTCCTCTGCACGACAGCCATACCCAAAGAAACCAAGTCGTTAACACACCGTCTAAAAATATTATCGGTGAAGTTATTCCAGGAAAGAGTCATATTAGTTCCAATCTGAGCTGCTACTTCAGCATCAGTCTTGGTGTTTGTGCCCAAGAATATTTCTGACTCTTCTATAGAATCTGGCAACTCATCAGGGTCAATGTCGAGGACCAGCCCGCTTTTTTCTTTTAGAGCCTTAAGCTTTTCCTTCGCTTGAATCTGTACCTCTACTCTTCTTTTCTTTTTGTCTTTCTCAGAAGAAGAAAGCGGATCTACAGCCTCAAGGTTGGGATACGGATTTCTAGAAAGGATTTTGTTTACAACGACACGAACAAACTTTGGAAGGATAGGAACTGGCGTATAATCCAGATTCATCAAGCTGCCATCACCATCATTCGGATTTAAAGACCGAAGAAGCTTCTTGTATATGTTGGTGTCTTGATTACCGTTAGCGTAATCCCTACTTCTTTCGAAAACAACATTTCTTTTTCCGTAGAGGGAGGTAGAGCTAGTCATTTTGCCCCACTGAGACTCCATCGCTTTTGCGTATGCAATCCCGTAAGCCTTACTGTTTTTCGTTTCAGTGCTTGCTAACGGATCGGGAAACGAGCCTTTTTTGTTGTCGTTTTTATAATTCATATTTTTTTAAAGCCCAGTAAGCTTGTTTGCAAATATAGCAAATCGTTAATTGACCTTATATTTTCTAAAAAACACACGGTCATCAAAATTAGATCTCTTTTTTTGTTTTTGTTTTTGGCAACCCAAAAGTGCTAAACCAGAACTAATAGTCAAGTCATATTTAGTTCTCTTATCTATCTTAAATCCTATCCAGTCCTCTAACGTTGTGTTAAAATACATCTTTCCCACTTCGCCAGTTTCATAGTTTACTCCAACGTGTTCATGGATATACTTCTCTATAGATTGAGCGTGAGCCTGTATTACGTCCTGAGAGTTAGATGGAATCCCTTTTGTTTTCACATTTGTGTGTGAAGAAGTACTAAGCAGATGCTTAGGTCTGTCCATCAAGTAACCGTCGTAACCCCTTGACTCAAAGTATCTCACAATACCATACTTGTTGTTCTCTACAAGCAAAGGGTATCCGTAGTAGAAAGCACACATCAAGACGTCCTCATAAAATATACTGGCTAGATCTGGGCGTGAAGCATATTCTACAACAAACATGTTTGAGGGGCGATTCATAGAAAACTTGTTGTACATGTGGAGCGCACCTTTAGAGCCTCTGTTGTCTACAGTAGCATCTAGGTCGTAAGAGTCAACCCCACCACAGCCATATTCAGGGAAAGGCGGAACTCTTTTACCTCTGTCCAGTTTAGATATATTTCTTTCGTCTGGATCTGGCATCCAGCATACCTTGAACCTACCGTTAGGGGTGGGAGAGAACACCACCTCTTTATCTTTTTCTTTCCAAGTAAAGTTCCCTGTAACTACAGGATTTGGGAATAACTCGTCGTTATGTTCTATCTGCTGATAAATCTTACCTATGTTGAAAAGGCTGCCCTCAATGCTGTCCCTGAAGGCTTCGTCTTCGGTAAAAGGAAACTGCCTAGTTATCTCGTTAAGTTCAGAGGGGTCATCCTTGAAAGACTTTCTCTCATTTTTTAAATAAGACTTACTACCCAAATCAATGACCTCACCATCGATACCTATTACGTCACCATGTATGTGTACGGTTTGGGAAGGGTCTTCAACTACAGCATTTCCATACTGGTCAAAGAAACCTTCTAGCGCTTCGTATGCAGGAATAAATATTCTGTAAAGACCCGACCTAGTTCTTCCGTTGGCGTTTCTCTGATTAGGATCTGAATCATTCCACAAACCTTTATACTCTTTACCGCCTTTGTTCATAGGGTTGACAGTAGAGCCAACAATTGCCTTACCGACAATTCTTTTACCTACGATCAAGCAAGTCCTTTCTATCCTCCAAGCTTCACGAATGTCTGTGGGTTTCTCCCACTTGCCTGCCTCGTCCAAGTAAAGCATATGCAGCTTCTCACCATCATATGCGTTATTAGTTGTGTTCTTCCAGTTGATGACTGTGTTGAGTGCGTCACCTCGGTAAGACGTCTTGTTGTTTTTCGTAATTCTTTTTGATGGCTCACGGAAAGCCAGCTCCATACGTGGGTTCGTGGTACCGTCCTGGATGGGCTTGAAGAAGAAAGGGTAGCCTCTAAAAATAGAGACTACTTTTTTCATGAAGATGTTTTCCTGAGCATCTTTACCAGTCTTTGACTGAATCCCCAACAACTTCTCTTTAACTTGACTAGCTTCGTCCACAAGGACAGCAGAGCATATATTAGTGTAGCCAGAACGACGACACTTAGTATATAACTGACCGAAACAACGGGGATCAGTTTCGCAAGCAGCCATGTGGAGAAAGATTTCTCTTTGGAAAGCGAGGTATGATGGGTATCCGATATCAATTTTAGACCATTGTAGAAACATATAGTGTCTCCCTGTAATATACGTAGGGACCCCATTGTTGTAAAACCAAACGCCGTTCCTCCTGCGTTGAAACTCTTTCTCGATGTATACACGAAACTTTGACCGAAACTCGGCAGGCTTCTCGAACCACTCATCCATACTTCGAATCCTTTGCAGTTCTTCGGGCATAGGCAAGCGCCTCCACAGCTGCAACTCCTTTGGCTCTTCATGGAAGAGTATTTCAGATCGCTTTGGTTTTTTTGGTAGCACAATAAGTAGCCCACTCGATTCGAAGTGATCTCCCTCTGTGCCGTTAGGGTCGATCTTAATCCCTTTAGTTTCATAACCATCTATATCTATAAGTACAGACATTGAATTTAATTTGTACACCCGACAGGATTCGAACCTGTGACCGTCTGCTTAGAAGGCAGATGCTCTATCCAACTGAGCTACGAGTGCATTCGCTCATGTGTTTTTTTACGATGGCAATTTGCACACCTTATCTCACACTTCCTTATTTCGTCTTTTATTGTTTTTATGCTGTAATAGTTAGAAACCATATCAGCTATTGCCCTTCTCTTTTCTCCTTTTACGTGATCAAACTCAAGGACCACTGGGTCTGACTCCCCGCAATCCACACAGCTGAACATTCTTTTTACTCGGTCTACAAACGCTTTGTTCTTTTTTTTTTGCCTTCTGTTTCTAGCCGAGCTTCTAGAGATTATTTTCTCTTTGTTTTCTCGGTAGTGTTTAGCTGCCGCCTTAGCCTGATCTTTTTTGCTTTTGTATGGCACCGTGTGCTCTCTATTGGATTCGAACCAATGACCTACGAATTATGAGTTCGCTGCTCTACCGCTGAGCTAAGAGAGCTTGAAGTTGACGATAGAGTGACCAGAAGTAACGTTTTGACTGCTAAAATCATAATCACCCCAATATATTAAGCCAGTGGGTTTACTTAGAGAATTTTTCTGCGAATCCCCCTGAGTAGTCTTTGTCTTGTTCGATTTCTCCATTTGCTTGTAGCTCTTTAACCATTTGTTCTAATCTCTGGCGCTCTACCAGAAGTTCTTTGCAGTCCACTGCCGTTTGCTTGATAGACTGTAGCTCAGCCTTTCGAGCAGAGCCACCAGCCTCTGGATCAACAGGCTTTTTGATTTCTTCAATCATATTATTGATCGCCACCTCCATACTAGACATAAGTCGTCTAGCCGCGCTGACAGTAGTAAACTTAGTCGAACGGCTCATCTCCAATCCAGTATGTTCCGTACTGAGAGCAGTACACAAATACAGGCGTACGCTCACCCACATATGACCCACCTATATTAAACTCGAAATGCTCAATGGCATCTTCACGAGTCATATCGTCATCCCTACAAAGGATGTCAATGATTTGATCAATATCGTAAACGGCTTTTGGTTCTGACCCATGTGTCATCCCTATTAGCGCTTCATCAAAACCATCGGCGATAAGACACTCGTTTTGCTCCAGAGCAGACATAAGCTCGTCTGCCTTTCTTTTTTCAGAGGCAATCATAGTCATATTAATTAAATTATCTTTCAACATACATCAAGTCTTCAAGGCGGGTTCTGTAATATTCCTTGCCATCTATCTTGATGCGATAGTCTCGGTTCTCTTTGAACCCCACTACGTCGCCAACCTCTAGCCCTAGCGCTTCAATCCCAGAAGACGTAAATGCGACTCTACCTCTTGTTGTTGGTTTCTCTGTAAGTTTGACAACTTCGATAATTTCCGATTCTTGAACTTCCTCTTCTTCGACGGGTTCAAGAAGGCTCCAACCCGCAAGAGGTTGGATAGCACCAGTACTGCCACTTTTAAAGCCAATAGCTTGATTATTGATAGCGTGGTCTTGATCGTACCTGACAAGGTAGTGATTATCATTGCCAGTAAGTGGTTGACCTTCGTTGATAACCACGAGATGATGGAAGTACAACGTGTCGCCAGGCTCGACACCAGTTTCGTACTTGAACGGGACAGCCACGACAGGGCCTTCTGTAACTCTGTTTTCAAACTCATTGAATCTATTGTCTATGTACAACTCTAAACCACCAGACGTAGTGATGGTGTCGTTTATCGTCCTGTCTAGTTCGACGACAAACAAATTAAATGTTTTCATTAATTAAAATTTAGTAACCGCCACCGCCACCGCTAGGAGTTGTGATAGTGCGATTTGATTGAATTCTGGGGGTTGGAGCTACAGGGCGAACAGGAGGCACTACAGTTGGAAGCCTTCTTTCAACGACTCGTGGTGGAATTTCTGACTGTCTATTCGCTACAATTTGTCTGGACTTTGAACTTACAGGTTCAAGAATAGCGTGAAACCTATCTACATGAACAGCACCCACCATAGCACCCTTCTTGGGGTGGATATGGTAGTAACCTCTGTATCTTCTGCCGTTAGGCAGCTTGAACTCCGATCCGTCTGTATAAAGGTTTTCTGTTGCCATCAAAAATTAAGATCAAATTCTAAAACACATGACATCTCATCTATGCTCTTCCATAACATGGTGCCTTCATCGTTTTCAATGTAGATCAAATAACGTTGCTTACCAAACTTGTGAAGATGTCTGTCGTCTTCTACGATAGCAGATACCTCTCCAGATCCAGCTCGCATACCTACATAATAAGCCATTCCGTTCTTGGGGTCTTTTCCGACCACAATCTTTCTAATAAGTCCTTCCATTAGTTTAATGATATTCCCAATCCACCCAAAAGGTCATCAAGAGGGTCGTCGTCTTTGTAGGCATTATCCATTATGGTCTTCACAGTTTCTAGCTCTTGCCTGTCTTGGATATTAAAGCTGTACATAGTTTTCATCTCAGCTTCTGTATCCCCCACTTCTATAGCGTCGTAATCTATTACTCCAATTACAATAGAAGCAACGGTCCTATCCTTCATATCAAACTCCTCGATAGTCTCTTCCATCTTTTTTACAAGGCTGTACAATTCAGCAAAGAAGAGGGTCTCGTTGGGGCTCATGTTGTAAATTCGTTTGATTCAAATATACGACAGAATAGAGATGCCAAAATCGACAGTTAAGAAGAAGCGGATGTTTAGAGATATGTCTAAACTCCCTAGCAAATACGTAAAGCAAAACCACCTTAAAAATCTAAGAACAGCTATGAACGAGTTCTTAGAGGATAACCCTAGCCTGACTAGAGGGTATGTATATTTTATGCTGTACGCTTACGACCTGGAGTTCTTTACTATTTCTTGGGCAGCGGAGAACTACCAGATGAGCAGAGGCAATCTAGCTGACAGGATCATATACCCACTAATGAGTCTTGGATATATCTATAAAGTATTTGATAAACTTAGCCCTTCTCAGACTCTAGAGGATCACTTGTTCCGTGATGAAACAAAGTATAACTACAGAGTTCGTTATGGGCTGTCCCAGAAAGGTAGGCTAGCGGTACAGCGTTTCTACAATTCTCTTTAGCGGCCCTGACCACGATAAGATTTCTTGTAGCTCTTGCTTTGCTTGTTGCTAGACGTCTTCGTCTTAGCGTGTACTCCTGGCCGCTTTTTTTTGCTTTCGCCAGGAGCGTAGTTAAATACTTGCTTAGGCATTTTCTACTGTGTAGTAAACTCTATTCTTTTCGTCTCTGCGGGCTCGCTTAATTTGTTTGCGATTCTGTCCCACAGACTTATATGAGATATGTACCCAGTTAGGCTCCTCATCATCCCCGAACTCCCAGATCATCTGGTCCCACACCAAGTTGTCTTTTACGAAGTTGAAGATATCTGCATTCGTGATGCGTCCGTACACGTCGGCATCCAGGTCGAGCGCCTCCCCCACCATATGTTGAGAGTACTTGCTCCCACCTATGGCTTTATTTAGCTGCTTCCCTCTATAACCAGAGCTCACGGCAATCGGTACACCGAAGTGATCTCGGATAGGCTGGAATATGTTTTCTGCTACAGACTTGAGGTTTTTGATCTCCCAGTCTTCTGGGGTGTTGTCAATACCGAGGCGGCTGGCCGTGTTTGACTTTACGACCTCCTTCAGTGATAGGTTTTTGCTTAACTGCATTTTTGTTTGCTACCCAGCTAGGGTTGATTCGTTTTAATTTAGGGTTGAAGTAGTTTTTGCTACCCAATATCAGCTAGCTATAAATACTTCTAGTTGCGCTGTGGCATTTTCATCATTAATAGCGATAATGCTCTCAAGATCTACCAAACTACCTATTGCAGTAGCAGTAGCAGCGTCATCATCTACTGCTGCGACCCCTACAGCCTTACCCAACATAAAGCTTTTACCAGCTTCTAACAATATAGTTGCTTGGGTGCTAGCGTCAGCCCCACCGTTTGCTGCAAGCTGTAGAGAAAGAGTCACAGAGTTAGCACTTTCTAAGTTCGTTACTCTTACATACTTGACATCGTCGTCATCTAAAGCGCCATCCGCTGTAGTAACGTCAGTTCTAAAGTTAGCTATCGTAGTTTGAGTGGCAGATCCACCTCCGTCAGCAGGTAAAGTGACAAGCCTCTTGAAAGATTGTGTAATACTACCAATGCTTAGCCTGTTTATTCCACCCTGCTGGGTGCCATTGAGCGCAAGCTCTTCTTTAATTGTTACAGTGAGTACTCCCATGCAACAAATATACTATTTTTTATTCTTAAAGAACTCAATCTGTCGCAAGCGCTTCATTGCAGCCTTCTTAGTCAAGAATTTACCTAGCAGCTTTCCCTTCTTGCTGCGGATCTCATAGGTATTCTTTCTTTTTACTATCATGACAGTCCTTGTGCCTTTACAGCTCGTATGGTTTGATTGACGTGGGATTATTTTAAAGTGCATACGCACTCATAAATTTACCAATGTAGCATTTAAAACAACTTATTGTGTCACTTCACTAACAATGTAGGCAAAGTTACAGCTTTTTTTTTAAAAAGTCAAGTCATAAAGTAGATTCTAAGTAAAGCGTCTTATCTATTTGTAATACAGCATATTACTAGATTTAAAAAGTGGACACATATATACCCCCTCTCTTGCCAACGTGACTCATTTCTTCTTTTTTTGGGTAGAAATACAGATCTGGGGGATTATATATGTATATATACACATGTGTACACACACCAAAACCACCTGCGTAACCCCGCCCCCATAATGCAACTGCGGTTTGCGCGTAGTTTTTTGGCTTTTGTGCTGCCACAAGTATCTAAGAATCAGCAGGTTACAGCCTCCAGTGAAGCAACGGTTGAAAATTAGGGGCGCTAACTGGATGAGAGAAAGTCAGAACAATCCCCTCACCTACACACATACTTGCGCACATATACACGCACACGTATGTACACACACATCATCCGCGCATCATCTGCGCCCCGTAGCTGCATGACGGTCGCATAGTGGGTACATGGCAGGTCATGACGGGTCATGATGCGTCATGATGCAGGCACACATACAAGCCAGACAAAAAAAATTTTGCCTCGGAAAGCCCAGTATTTGCAGGGGTTTCAGCGATGCGACCAAAAAAAGTGCTTGACAAAGGTGTTTCGATTCCCTACCTTTGTCGCCGTCGGCAACGTCGCTGACCTCAAAATCTCTTACCTATGGCAAACGCCACATACACTCCCACACACTGCCCAAAGACGGGGCGCAAGTTC